GCACCATACCCAGAAATCGTATTTAACCAAGGGATTATTCCACCAAGTCCGCTAAAGGCCACTGTGGAAGATGTCCGCACAGAATGTGGCCGTCTATGACCACTGAGTAGTTGAGCATCTGAGCATCCATCCAGAATAGGAACTCCGCGCCTAGTTTGCTCTTGGGGCAGTCAATTACGGTGTTGAATGCTTCACCGCAGGTGGGGCACTTCATTGGTCTGCTCTTAGATGTTTTCAGCCCCGGCCACCTGAACCTGAATGTGTCAAAGACGTGTTTCTTAACGAGGAGGCAGAAGTGCCCGGTTGCCACTAACTCGTTTTTTCCTATGACGACGTTCCTTAACTCGTTCATTTTATATGGTTTGAAGTATGGTTCCGACTTCAACAGAGCAGGGGTTGGTGGAGGCACGTATCTGAAGGCGGTTGTGTACATCCAGGTCTTATGGGGAGGAGAGATGCCGGATGCCACGTCGACATCGTGTGCTAACAGAGTCTTAAGGGCATGGGGTGGCATCTCACCGTCTGCGTCCGTTATGAGAAGGTGGGTGGCAGGCGACGCCTGAAACGCTTTCACGATCTCATTGAGTTTCGGCACCAATATAGTGTAGTTATACTTCTTCGGAATCTCCACGTCGTCGTCAACTGTTGAAGTCATGAAGAGGGGCAACACTTCTACGTTGGGCGGTATTTCCTGACCTTTTAGGTGTGCCACAGCAGACTCTAGGTAGATGTCGTAGTCGGTTCCATCGCGCAGCCACGGTATAGCCGGGAAGACTATAACTTCAGGGCTTCCTGAATCAGTCGCTTCCTGCCCCACCTAGCATCAACCTTCCCGTTGTTCCCCACTATGTATGCCTGAAGAGTGGCTTTATCCATCCCCCTGATTGCCTCTTGCTCCGAAAAGCCCGTCGACTCAGTTACGTCGCCACCCTGACTGAGGGTGAATCCCAACGTGGTCAAGCCCGTGCTGGAATCAGACTCCACTTCCTCTGTGACGGCAACCACGTCTTCGGATGAGTCGGTTGAAAACTCTGCTTCGTCTTCCTCAATGACTACTTCATCAGCAATCGTCATGAAAACTCCTTCATCGTCTTCGGTTGCTATGGGGTTCTCCTCCTTTTCACATGGCTCCCAGTAGGGGTAAATCTTCTGGTTGGCAAACTTCGCGTGAACCTCGTAGACCTTCCCCGTCTCATATTGAGCATATGGTCCAGACGGGGTCTTGTTGAATCCACCTATAAACCGCAACATGGCGCTAGGTAGTCCCCTCTCCTTCAGAATCCGCGCTTCGTCGGTGTCCTCACATTTGCAAGGCATATTCATTCGAGTTATAGAACCAGTCTTGGTATATAAGATTTATGAGGAAAACAACCACTCTTCAAAAAGTGGTTTTCTAAGTCTTTTTGGAATAAACGAATGAAGTTTTTTATGACAACTATTACAAAGAATAACCATGTTGTTTACCTCATTATTGTTTTTATCCCAGTCAATATGATGAATACAAATGCGTTTTTTTGATTCACATTTAACACATATATAATTATCACGCTCTAAAACCATGAATGCGTTATCGCCATATTTTCGACGAAGGGTGTTTTTCCTAGTTCGTTCTTTGACTTCTGGACGATTTCTATATTCAATCATTTTATCTTGGTTTTTGGAGCGCCAACGCACTAAGTTTGCCCTCGCTTTTTCTGGGTTTTCCATGCGCCATCTTGCTTGGCGTTTTCTGTTATATTCTCGTCGTTTGGGTGTTTTATTAAGTGCAAGTCTTCTTGCCTTTACTTCAGGACGCTGTTGTCTAATTCGCTCCTGTTCCCTTATTCTCCCTCGGTTTTTTTCTCGGTATTGCCTAGTATAACATAAAACACACAGTCCCAATGCCTTGTGTGGGTGCTCAGTGGTGCCACATTCTAAACATGCCTGATGCTCCTTAGACCACACATCAATCATAAAAAAATGGGAAGGGTTGTATTAAAGCGTTATGGTGGTAATATCACTCACCACCAAACTTTAATTTGGTTGCTATTACGAGCAAACCACTGTATGGACTTCTACTATCGACGTTGGGCGTGCGACCACTGGTGCAACAGCCTCACGGACTGTCCCGTAGTGGTTTCCGGCTTTGTCGTCCCACCAATGAACCATTGGGGGCTGCGCCTGAACCATCCAGTAGTTATCTCTGCCTGGGATGGTCAATATCACACTGTCCTGTGCCACGCCGTCGTTTGGCCACAGGTTACGTGTCTCATAGACTGCTCTGACGAGGCCGTTGTCCAACAGGAACTGCCGGTAGGTTGTATCCGTGTTCGTAAGCTGTCTGTCTAGGCACTTAATAACTCCAGGAGGACCGATCAAAACGGGCTCAGTATTCATGAACCCAGCTTGCTCAAGTACAATCCTCGCGGCGTTTACGTCTGCAATTGCGTTTGCAGGCCAAGCACCAGCCGACAGGGTACTCGTCGCAGCGGACCTAAGTAGGCCCAAGATGCCGAGTGCCATCCAGCCAGTGTACTCGCCGGTGAGAAGGAGTTTATCCTCTTCCTCGGCGATCTGCCTTGCGGCGTTCCTCGGAACCTGTGCTAGAAGTCCTTCGCCCTGATGCCTTGACGCGAGTACGTCACGCCACTGTAGCATACAGGTCTTGCTGATGATTGGTACTTTTACTTCGCTGTACGGGAAGATCGGGAAGTCGTCTGACTGGGCTATACCCTCCATTGAGAGGACAGCTTGGCCCATGTCAGCCATCTTGTAGTATTTATAGAACTTCCAGCCCGCATCTGACAGATTGACCACTGGAAAGAGGTCTCTACCTATCAGGTGCTCGTGGACGGCTTCTATAATTCTAGTCTCAATGTACTTGACTTCCTCGCGTGTAAGTATGCCGGTTGTGTCTCTTCCAACATATGGCATGTTGTTCATTTCAATCACCTTATATCAGCAGTTTCGCCATGATGTAGGCACACTCACCTGCATGAGTGGTCACATCTTCTAGTGCCTCTGCTACGATTGCACATGGATCTGACGTGGTGCTACAGATGTAGTCCTGAACCTGTCCAGCAGTCTCTCCACATTCCAGTTTCTCGCCGACGACGATTACCTCGGCTTCCTCAAGCACCAACTTGACGATGATCGGCCCACAGATGACCTTAATCTGGTCGCCTGCAACGTAGGGGTTATCCTCGTCTGAGTCAACGTTGGGGTCACACAGCGCCTTGCGCCGTGAGCCGTTGCCGTCCTGAGTCGCCATAGCAATGTCCGCGATGCCAACGGGGTTGGCACCCTCGGTACAGTTCTTGACGATTCCTTCGGCGTGCATCATCACTACGTAGCCTGGGTATGTGGTCTGGTATGCTTCAAATTCCATGAAAAGCGGGAGACCTGCGACTAGTATTCCATAGTCAGTCTCGTTGCTTGTTCCCCATTGTGGCATATTTCATCACTCACTTCTTATCGAACTTGAACATGTTGTTCAGTTTGTACAGTGTCTGATCGTATTCGCTTGCATATTTGCCGCTGTCTCCAGTAGATTTGAATCTGGGAGTCTTCACATGTTTGTAAAGTTCCTCGATTTCGTCTAGCTCGGACAGACTCTTCTCAGTCAGATACCCCATTCCGAGGTCGCTGACCTGTAGGATTCTGTCGATTTTCTTGCTTCTGGTGGCTGATTCTAGTTGCTGCCTTGCGGCGTCGAACTCTGAGGTTAGTTCCTCAATCTGCTTCACCAGTTTGTCTACGGTTGCTTTCAGTTGAAGGTTTTCCGCCATGATCTCAGCTTGATTGTGTTTGATTACGTTTTCTGTTTCGCTTTCGCCCTTTGTCTCTTCTTCTGACATTTCATTTATTCCCCTTTCGGGTTTTGTGATATCTTTCGTCACCCTCCCTTTCGGGTGAAGGTTTTGTTATAGTCCCGCCCCACGGCTGGAAGGTGTTCTAGCCAACTGGCTGAGGCCCACGCCTACTATACACTATATAGAGTTTAGAATATATAAACATAGTCTATGGTGTTCCTACCATAGAGTATATAGGTTGGAAAAAGTGATTAGTAGGGATAGTCTTTGTCTTTGGTTGTGCGCCTGTACTTCTCTAAGACCTCGTCTGGACTAAGTGACTTCTCGTCTTCAACGACTTCGTCCTCCTCAGATTCATCTTCGTCACAGTCCGTGCAGTCCTCGTCGTCCTCTCCGCCACTGCCTCTATCAGGAAGTTTGTCGATGTACGCCTGCTTCTCCTCGTCGCTGAGAGCCTCCCAAGCCTCATCACTCAAATTGAAGTGGGCCTTAGCCCTCTCAGCCTCAGTCCTCGGTCCAACGTCAACTTCGTCTTCCTCATCCTTGTTTGTCTCGCCCTCCTTCGGCTTCTCAGGAGGCAGTTTACCGATGTACCCAGTCTTTTCCTCTTCGGTGAGAGCCAGCCAGTCATCGTCACTGATGTTATGGAATTTCTTAGCCCGCTCAGACAGCGTGGTAGATGAGGCATTTCCCTGATACTCCTCCTCTACGAGGTCATCCTCGGCTGGCTCAAGAAACTCAATGGCATCCAGTTTGCCTAGAACGTCACGAAGATAGACTTTCGCTTCCTCAACGGTCTTTTTCATACTTAAGGTATAGTCACTCGTGGGTTTAAAGTCTTTTTCTTTTCTCGCTTCCTTGATTTTTCGTTCAATAGAAGCACAGTAAGCCTCAGGGTTTCTCTTGTCCTGATTCTTTGCGACACAATCAGCAAAATCTTTGTATTCTCCAAAGGGATCTCCCGCGACCTCCCTGATAACTCCGTCGGCGCCTATCCCACAATATGGTAGCGGACACCGCCCTTGATCGATACCAAAGGCGACGTGGTTAATGGTAATGTTTCTCTGAACATAATCATACTCAGCACCCTTAAGAGACTGATCTTCCTCATCGTCAACGATTCCCGCGGTGGCATCATAATCAAAGAAGAATCCTATGCTAACCTCAGCCTTCTTCCCGTTTTTCATGTCGATCAGAACTTCTGGGGCAACCTTGTTGTCGAAGACCTCCAAATCAGCCAAGATGCCGCGATCCATCGGACGCTTCGTGTCAGGATCGATGAGGCTCTTGGTGAACCTGACATTAACTGTTCTACCATGTATCTGGTCACGCGTGGATATGACAGCGGTGTTTGGATGCCCGCCAGAGGTTGCCCACATGCCATCGGCGGTCCAATAAGCTTCGCCTAGTTCCTTTCCTGGTTTATATGCCATTCCATCATCATATTTGTGGACAATGGCGCGGGCAATCACCACATCCTTGAAAACCGTCACCGGACCATGAACATCATGATTGTACGCAGAAACTTTCGACGCATCCAGCGTCACCGTGTCTTCTCTAAAAATTCTTGTCATTCTATACACCTTTCACCGCGAGATACCATTGAACCAACATGAGAAGGATGGTGCTGATGCTTACACAGATACCGATTGTCCATTGCTGCGATACTTTTGACCTCACAACGGTTTTTTCCACATCTTCAATCTTTGTATTAACGTGGTCTCTATATGATTTACACAAAGCAGCGTTATTGGTTTTGTGTTGATTGAATATATCAAATGTGACGAAGTCGTCACCGTTGTCATTTCCATCTCCGTCGGTTGACATACTATATATTATTGGGCGGAACTATGTTAAAAGGATATGGCACTACTGGTTCTATTGTTTCCTTTCCGCTTCCTCTTTACCCCGGCGCTCAGGTGGTTCAGGGCGTATTTGATTGGCTGGCTGAACCTTCTTCTGCTTCTCGATGCCAAGCACCATGTTACCTCCCTCAATTCCAAGTTCCTTTAATGTCTTCATACCCAATTCAATGCGAAGTTCGTCAATAGTCATGTAATTCAACTTCTCAGTGTTCTTCCTAGCCCCAAGAAAGTCTATCGTCGCCCTATCCTTCTCATTCACGATCTCAGGGTAGTTCCACACCAACTCGTAGCCCCTTGAGACATCACCGCGCCTCTTGTCGCGGTACTGTATCTGCCCCGTATCCATCAACCGGTTAATCAACTCCCTCACTATCGGCTCCACAAGGCTCTGCTCAGACGAAATCATCTGATACTTCGCCCGCTCATTCACCTCACTCCCCGAAATGGTCCCCGCAGACGCGCCACGGAGCACGTCCTTCGGAATCCGAGTCGCCATGCTGAGAGCCTCCAACGCCATCGTGTTATAGTCCCCAGGGTTAAGCGCCGTCCCCTTCGTCCCAATAAACTCAACGGTTTCACCCTCCTCACCAGCCACGAAAAAACCGCGAGCATTGAGATCCGATACGTTCCCAGCCGCTATCCACGCCTGAATCTGCTCCTTCGTCGCCCACGGAAACGTGAACACCGGGAACCCGGCACCGTAGCGGAATATGGTCTCATATTCCCCCCACCGCATGTTCCTGAAGCCCGTGGCATCATCATAAACCGCCACGACGACGCTTTCACCCTCATAGCGGTGCTCATCAAGCCGCGTCGCTGCGTGAATAAGCCTGCTCCAGTTCACATCTGTCTCAATTGTCCCCAACGAATACGTCTCCGGCGTAGTCGTTTCATCTGTTCCACGGTCTATACGATAAATATCCGGAAGACCGAAGCGAAAGCTGGACACGTTCTCATCGTGTTTCTGAACGCTTATCTTACTCCACGGATACGGAGTAATCTGAAGAATCTTGCTTTGCCCACCAGTGAACTCCTGCGGGTTGTTCAGCCCCACACTTGACTCATAAACCGGGGTCTTCCAAGACTCGTTGTCGAACCCAGTGTAGCCCAACAGCATCACCGCCGTCCCGTAGCGCCTCTCGAACACCATCAGCCGAATAAGCTCTTGCTTGGCGTTGAGGTCGGTAAGCACCTTCTGAACCGCCTTATCAAGGTCGTTGCTGTCACGGTTCTCGGGGTCCACCACCCGGAACCAGTTGTCGAAGATGTCGGACGCCACCCAGTAAACCAGCCACCTCACCACGGGCTCACGCTGACTGGCGAAAAGCATGGTGGAGTTAGGGATCTCAGATTGTCCCCACGCCATCGGAGCACTGAAGGTCGTTGGAGCAGTCCTCGTGGTAAGGGAGTCCAACACTACCTTCAACTCGTCTGGGGTACTCGTCCTCCTAGCCGTTACGTCCGTCGTATTCATCCGTTGAAGGATGTTTCTCACGTTGTTTTCACTCATATCTCATCACAGCAGTTTGTTTACTTCAACCATTTTAGCCTGATACACCAAGCAGTCCCAGAAGTCCACGCAGTTCTCTTTATCCACCCGCTTACGCGGGTCAAGAGCCTCACAGATCCACGTCCCCCCCTTTCTACAACTCTTACATTTACGCCCCAGAAACGGGCAGACACCCCTTAACTCAGTCAAAGTGCTTCTCACCGCATTTGGGGACTATTTCTGCGTATTTTCGCCTATTTTGATGCATCTCAAGCATATTATCATATAATAGTGCCCTGCCCTTATAGTTTTATTGTTTCCAGTCACCTGAAAGAGGTTCTGAAGCGGTCCTCACGCACCCAACTCTTCATCGAAGAATCCTTTTTTGCTTCGCCCAACATCTCAAACGCAATTTGAAGAGCATCCATCACATCCCGGTATCTCCCCTTCGGAAAAGCCAAATACTCCGACTCAAACCTATCCCACCAATTCACACCGAACTTGGGATTAGGAAACTTGAATCTACCACTCTCAAAGTGAGGCTGAAGCGCCACCATACGCTCATGCTTAGTCTGCTTCTGCTTCACCTCGATAACAGGAAGCAGGTTTGCATACGCCGTCTTTGACACCACCTGCTGCCACGCATTTGCCTCGATCCCCACCTTCCTGATGCGAATGTCCTTCGGAATCGGCGAAATCTGCTTACGCCTAGCAAGCTCCATGATCTTCTTCATCTGAGTCGGAAAATCCGCTGGCTCCGCATAGACATCCAACACGTAGATGTCTCCGCGCTTACGGTCAAACCCTATTGTGACAATCCCCAACCTATCAGACTCAACATTATCACTCACGTTCGGGTCAACACCCATATAATACTCAAAATCCCTCACATAACTCTCCGTGAGGATCGGTGGATCAAAAAACGTCAGCCAATCACGCTTAAACAGCGTACCCTCCAACCCGCTAGGATCAAGCAGATAGAGACAGTTGAACTTCACGGAGCCCATCTCATACCGCCTCTCCGCCAATCTCTCCGGACTCCACACCTCAGGCCACTGGGCATCCCACTTCTCCATGGGATCCTCTGGGTTCTTGATGGCAGGATACTTCCTGACCACGTAGTTGCCCCCGTTCTCAATGCTTTTCGCCGCCAAATTCGCCCAGTAGTCGGCGTAGTGCCACGGTGTCCCCACAAACATAATCTCACCTTGAGGTGTCAAAGTCGGCAACACCATTTTATCAATCCAATCCTCAACCTTCTGACGCTGCGCCTCAGTCCTCACCTCATTCTCGTCGAATGGATCGTCCACAACGATCAGATCAGCCCTCTTCCCAGTCAACGATCCACCCAACCCAATTCCAACAAACGTAGCGTCCTTCAATATAACGCCCGGACTCCGTTTCACCTGCAACTCGCTGTTACTCCACGGACGACTGACCTTCCCCATCGGCTCCCGCAACGCTGGAAACACCGCCCTCAACCGGTCATTGTTCTCGATGTTCATCCGTATCTCACGAACAATTGTATTCGCCAACGTCGCGCTCTGGCTGACAATCATCACCCGCAAGTCAGGGTTTCTACCAACCCTCCACAGCGGATATTTAACGCTGAGACACGTAGTCTTCGCATGTTCACGAGCCGCCTGAATATGCAATCGCCGAGGACGATCATCGCCCTGAAGCAACTCATACCACTCGTTATGAAACTCACCGTTCGGCACATGCCCCGCCGCGCCACCCCAACAATACTCACTGAAGTACCGCAGATTAGCATAAGCCAAGTCCTCAGCCGAAATATCCGCAAGCGAAACCTGCAAACTCATCAACAATACAATAAACATTTAAGCAAATAAACCCACCTATACCATAATGATAATCCGATTCACAAAAGGCAAACTGCCCCCAAGAAACTTCATGCTCCCAGTATCAAAGGCAAAACCCAAACCCGGACGAAGATGGGATCCCTACATAGAAACATGGCGAAGACACGACCTAGACCCAGACACCGCCCCCTCAGACTACCCCCTCTGGCGCTACCACTACAACAAACACTACAACCCCGCGCAGGCAGTCCGCTACGTCCAACGCAAAATCGAAACCTATGCAAACATCAAGCAAAACGGCTTCCAGTACACCGGCTACATCATCAGAGCCTACGGACCACCCTGGAACCACATAGACGACGGACACACCCGCATCAGCATACTACGCCACCTACACCCAAACGCAGTCATCGAAGTAGCAGGCTACGCCAAGCCACCCCCACAAAGGTGAAAACGGTGACAGAAAACCCCGAAGACCTCGCCGACGCCGAGAAATGGCGAAGCTGGACCAAAGGCGAATACCGCCTCATATGCCACACCAAATACCGCGACCTCGTCAACGCTCAACTCAAACTCAAGAAAATCCGAAGCCTCATCCCATCCACCCCATGGACAGACCCCGCAGACACCCTCATCAAAATCGCCCAAGCCCTCAAACACAAAACATAAATACCAACCCCCCACCCACATACACACGTGACAAACCTAGAACAAAACATACGCGACACCATCCGCTTCCTCCAGGAACACCTGACCACACCCGACTACACCACCATCAGACAACTAGGCTGGAACCTCGGCTGGCACAACGGAATCTACGAACCACACATCACCGAGGAACTCGGATTCGACGAGCAGGCAGTCACATTCACAATCAAAGTCCTCCAAGCCCTACTCGAAGAGGAAACCACATAGTTTTTAAGGTACACAGACAACTGAACCTAACAGACCCAACATGGCACAACCCGAATACCTCGCCAAAGACACCCCAGACACCACACAGCAACTCCTAACTCAGCTCAACAACATGCACGCTCAGGGCTACACACTCGTATGCTGCGCCCTAAACCACACAATCTACAGAAAAACCCCCACAGCAGACAAGAAAAAAAAGAAGAAGAAAGGCGGCTGACCACCCCTGATTTGCCCAAGTTTGACCGATTTGCCCAATTTGACCAATTTGACCTACTATACAGTATATACACATGGATAGTCTCTATATATATGTCAAACAAGGCAAACAAGGCAACAAAGGCAAATAATGGGCAAACAACGGACAAAAGTGGGGCACCACACCCCAACAACTAACACTTCAACTTCCACCAACCACCCACAAAAAAAGGTTAAGGGCGGCTTTTGGGGAATTTTGTTGGCTGATTTTGGGGTTTCTGGTTAAGGGATATGATGTATGTCTATAATCTCGAAGGTACATATACTATAAGGCGTCGGGGATCTGGCTGTTGGGTTAATGGCTTCATGTTAAGCTGTGCCTGTGCCCTGGCTCAGTGTTGCATGTATGCACACGCACACAGGCTCAGCATATATAGGGCCTCCAAACCAAGGGATATAGATCATATCCATATCTCACCTTGACACTACCTGGCACAGACACACAAGGCAAAAAGAGGGTTAAGCTTTGGGGGCTCTGAGGTTCTGGGGCATCTATGTTATGTATGTGGTGTCTGTGTTCTATTTGGGGTGTGTGTGTTCTGTTTGTTGTGTGTGTGTTATGTTTTTACTTTCACTGTGGTGGTATCTAAGTGTGCTTAATCCTTATATGCGTGGTTTGGGTATGGGATATCGACTCAAAATGGAAAACAAGGTTGTAGGTATTTGCTTCATGAGCAAGGCCAACAGGGATGAGGTGTGGCGGTCCATACCTAAGGGCATACGCGGGATGCTAAGGCGGAGTAGTATAAGGGGACAGCTTTTACATCCTATGTATGTTGACGACTACACTAAGGAGACTGGGGTAACGCTGAAGGATGAGGATATGGGTTTCGGTAACACGGTTTACCGGACTCATTTTAGTGTGCTCTATGAGATAGGCACGCGTTATGATCTGAGTTCAGCGGATTATGTGAGGCTCCAGGAATGGGAGGCACAGAAGCGAGGCGTAAACTAGGATGAAAGATCAGATACATAGGGCGTTAAGGCGATACTACTATGAAGGATTAACTGCGTCTGAGCTTATCCATGAGGTAGCCCAGGCGGTAGAGTATCGTAACCCTCAGACATGGACCTATGAAACGTTCCTTAAGGGAGTATCTAATAGGGGGTGACTGGCTGACATGATAGAAAACAAAACCGGAATCGGGCACATCACAGAAAGAATGCTTCGACGAGAAACAATTAGTAGCCTAAAGGTGTTACGAAAAATGATAAATACGTCTATAAGATGGAAAGAGCACCATGAAGAGGGTGAAAGTTGATATGAGTAACTACCTAATCAACAAGTGGACTGAAGATATAGAGGTTTACGCTAGACATGCGAACCTGTGCAGGCAAACCAAAGCGCATATAATAGAGGACTTCACCAGGGCTGGCCGTAAAGTGCCTATGAGCCAACAGGGAAGGCTTTACGATCTGGATTTTGCCATAAAGGAGTATGAGGAGGATATCGAAAAACTCAAGGCTCGAATAGAGGAGGAAAATAAAAATGGTTAAGTCTGTGCGTGTGCGTCGATCTGACATCCCGGAGGCTTCTTATCGGTGTAAGCCGGGTGAGGGGCTGTATATCGATGCGGCGGGCGTGCTATGGGTGCTGAAAAAATGAAAAACTTCCCAAGGTGGCCAAAGTCTCAGATTGGGCGTCGGTTACCTCTAATGCGATTGGTCAGAGGTAAACTCATCAATGGTAAAATCGTAATCACTCATACAAATCTATCCGGTGCTAGGTGGTGGTTTAATAAGTTTAATACATTTCAGTCTGCGAGATGCGGTCTCTGTGGAGAGGTGTTCTCTGGTGGAGGATACATTACCCGACGTAAATATATTAAATCTGCATCGTTAGACGTGTTATATCAGCCCTTTTGTCCACGTTGCTTTGATTTGTTGCCGGTTGTCCGAGAAAAAGGGGATAACTGATATGAACCGGGATGATGTGGCGGGGGCGGTGGTGCTCCTCCTGGTGCTGGGCTGTGTGGTGGTGGGGCTGTTCGCCGTCGTCGGGGGTTACTACTGGTAGGAGGTGAATGCTGAATGAGTGAAACCTGGATAAAGAAATGGACCGACGAAAAGGCGAAGTATGAACGGCTCGGCCTTCCCCTATCAAAACTGAGGGATCGAATCATAAAACATAAGGCGAGTCTGTTTCTAGGCCGTGAGTTTGGCGAGTCTGGGGAGGACTTCAAGAACCGTCGTGGACTTGTCGAATATTATGATTGGACCCCAGATTTTTAAATTATTTCTCTAAGTTCTCGGAGTGAGAACGGCCATTTTTTATATGAGTCCCTAAGCCGTAAGTGTTAAATACTCTGTGTGTTTATAGGG